GTTCTGGTAGTCTGACTGGATATTTCTCATCCTTAGACCACCTAAATCCAAATGGTATATCCTTACCATCTCTTTTGCGCACATGAAGTTCACCTCGTTCATTACGAGGAATTGCTTTAGAACCTTTTTTAACAAGCTCATCAATTCTAAATCTATCTTTTAAACCCATGTTACTTCTCTACGGTAAATGTTAAATCATTATCACTAAAATATTCTACTACACCATCTCTTACTGTTTTTATTTCAATAAAGTAATCTCTATTATATTCATAGTTAGATAAATCTAATTTGAAATAGTTTCCATTTGTATCACAACTAACTTTAGTATAGTTATCATTAAATGGTACTATTACTTCACCAGTTACTATATCTTTAATTTGGTAATATGTTGTTGATGGTAAAAATTTTACATCTGTATAAGCATATGTGTTTGTATATGATTTAAGAGGATATTTTTCTCTACCAAATACTCTAATTATTGGTGTACTTCCTATTTTATATCGTACTTTTAATCGTTTGAATGTTACATGAATATCATCTGCAGTTAATGCAGTTAATGAACCAGTTGTAAATGATGAATCATCCCATCCAATTCTAAGTTTAGGCTGGTATATTGTAGATGTTTCTTTACCGAAAAACTTTAATTGTCCATAATCAGTTGAATCTGATTCTTTTGCATCTGAATGCTTTACTATAAATCCTTCGTTTGGTAACGTACCACCAATCCAACTATTCATCGAACTCAATACATCCATTTCTATATCACTAGATTGATATGAAAATTCTTGAGAACCTGCTGAACCAGTGTACCATGTTCCACCCTTTCCATTGAAAGAACCACTTGTTCCACTAACATATCCACCATCTCCTAACCAAGTATCTGTAACTTTACCTCTGTTTTCCCAACTTACACCATCTGTTGATATATCATCAAATCGTGTACCAATACCCATATCCCATGATTGTGATATTGGATATGCATAAATTGTATAATCCAATGGAATCTCATTTGCATCAGATTCTTTTAATAACAAATGAGCCGAACTCATTGTAATTTCTCCACTAGCTATTGATTGTGATAATGGAGTTGTATCAAATTTTATTAATGTTCTTGCGTTATCTTTTAGATTTCCATAGAAAGTTTTAGATACCTCAAGTATCTCATCCAATCCAGTATTTTGACTTGATTGTTGTAAGTAAATTGTTGAATCCTTAGATGATGTTACGAAATGATACATTATATTACTCTCCCTTTTAAATCTTTATTTGGAAATCTTACTTCAAATACAGATGGGTCTACTGATGGATAAACCATCTTACCCTTTGTTGCTGCTTGTATATCATATGAGTGGTCTGAATATCTTCCTAAACACTTATTGATAACCTCACACTTAGGTACTGATTGTACTCCCTCAACACCTGCTAATAAAATTTCTATTGCAGATATATTAATGGGCATATTAAATGTCCAATTATCTATATTGAAATATTCCTTTAATCCTGATATACATTTTGCAAGTACTTCTCTTTTATTATACCCACCATATACTCTAATTTCAAAATCAAGTCCTATGTTTATAACATATCCATCAATAATATTAATTCCATCTGTTAACATTCTATATTCTCCAATATATGTCTTCAGGTTTTCTTTAACTGCTCTATTCAATACAGATAAATTTTTATCCGAATCATAACCAAGTATATATAAGTTAATTGCAAATGGATTGTTCTTTTCACCAGGACTACCCATTTTTCCTTTTAATAGTTTCTTAACTTCATCTCGTGTTTCTGCATCTGATAGATTTTTATCTTTAACAGTGTTAACCAAACCTACAAGTTCTTCAATTGAATCAGTATCTTTTAATAATGAACCAGGTGAGTTGTTATCTAATTGACCATCTGGTGAACAATATGCCTTAGCTATTCCACCATACTTAGGAGGTAAAGCCAATGCTCTTACTTGATAATCTTTTCTTGTTACTGCTCTACCTTGTGAACCAAAGTTAGCTAATGCATTTTCTCTAATTTCATCAATTGTTTCTTCACCTCTTCCACCAGTTGCTGGTGTTTCGTTATCAACTGCCACCGAAGCTTTCATTTTATTATATAAGGTAGATTCGTTTTCGGAAAATGTTTTTACATCATCATCGAATTCTATTCTTTTTATTGATGTTAATTCTCCTTTAGAAACATTAGATGATACTCCACCTCCTACTAAGTAAGAAATAGTAAGTGTTGTATTTGATGGTGCTTGTCCATAAGATGATGTTCTTAAGAAGTTAGCTGGGTCAAAGGCAGAACTCATTTTATCTATCGATGAATTTAATCCTAAACCAACGTTTTTTGTACTCGGTATTAATATTTCATCGTTTGATGAATTACCACCCCCAAAAACTATCGTAGTTGTATTATCTTGATTAATCTTAGTTACAAACCTTTTTGAAGTTTTTAATACTTTTAATATACTTGATACTGAATCTTTAAATTGAGCTAAATCCTTATCAGTTTGTTCTGAAACCGGATAATCAACATATACCATTTCTTGTGCTAAGTATGGAACTTCATACCACTTACCACCATTAGCATCTCTTACATCGAATACATCAATTACATTTTTATCTGCAATATTTATTTTAGAAAATTGTTGAGGTGAATTAAATGTTTTAGTTACGGTTTTTAATGTAGCTGATATTGCTTTTACATACTTCTTAATAAGGTATTGTGTTGCCTCACCATTAGAATCTGTATAAACTGTAATTTCTCTATCGGCTGAATCATTGAAATCAACAAGTTCAGTTGTTCTGAATTGAACATTTGATTTAGCTGCTTCCACCACCATACCTTCTTTTATTCTTAAATAATAATCAGAATCTGGTCTATTATCTTCCCCACTACCAATTGCAGGTGCTAATTGATACACAGCAATCGATACAATTGCAGGTGAAGTAACTTTTGGTTTATATCCTAAATAGTTTGAAAGAGCAATTACATTTTGCTTATCTTCTGCATATAACATTAATGATTCTTTTAATGAATCATCTGTATAGTATGATAATATATCTCCAAGATAAGATGCCATTTCTATGAACATCATACCAGGAGAAGCTTCATTAAAATCGGAATATGTTTTAGGGAAATATGTTTTAGAGTATTCTATTAGATTACTTCTAAAAGACGCAAAATCTTTACTTAGATATTTTATATCTCTCCCATTATTACTTTTAAAATTAGCTGAGTTTAATGCCATAATATTATTCCTGTACTACCAATGTTATTTCTTGTAAATCAATATTGTTTCCAACTGTAAATTGTAAACTTAAATTTACTTGGTTTTTATCTTTCAATTCATTTGCCATATCTACATCAATTGCTTCTATGGTAATGTAGGGTAACCAATACTCTACACTTTTTAAAATAACAGATTGAATTTTCTTTTTAAATTCAACATCATCCATTTGTTCGAATAATAATGACCTAAGTCCTGAACCGAAATCTGGTTGCATTATTCGTTCACCCTTTGCAGTTAATAACAAATTTTGAAGGTTAGCTTTTGCTTGTTCGAGTGATGTATATGCTTGTGAAAAAAATCCTGTATTACCAGCTTGTATTGGTAATGTTATTCCGTACGCATACGAATCGAATTCTTCTGAATCCTTTAGTGTTTTTTTACCAAGTATAAATGCCATTACCCACTCTCCTTATTTTATCTTGTTTTAAATTTTTTAACCAATTCAGAGTTATCTCTGTTTAGTATTCTATCTAAACCAGGTAATCCTGTCTTAACCCCAAGACCTGTTTTATTTGCTCCTCGTGGTACATCACCATACCCCATCTTATGTGCCATCTGAGTTCTCATTCCCTCAACACCAGCTCCAGCTCCTTGTGAGTCAAATGTTACAGTTTTATCCATACTCTCTTGAATCGGTTGTTCTTGTGGTGGTAGATTATCTAACACAGATTTTCCACCAACTGGTCCACTACTTCTCTGTGCCTTTGTAAATGGTGTTGTTTTATTCAATACTTCATTTAAAATAGCATTTTTAGTGAATTGTTTTTTTGGTGTTGCTCGTTCTTGTTCTAACGCAAGTTCTACTTGTTGGAAAGGGTCTATCTCTTCACTAACGACTTGCGTTGAGGGAACGGCTACACCCCCCTTCACCTCTGCTAATCTTTTATTTACTTCCTCTGCCAATATCTTTGGAAAAGTTTTCGATAAAAAACGTTCTTGTTGTTTGGCAGTTTCTACCTCAACAAGAGTTCTTATTACTTTTATTAATTGTTTGTTGTTCATTTTGAAATCTGTTTATCTTAATATAAATATATTACTATTAATTTTATGGTTATTAACCCGGTACTAAGTATGCAGGATGTATTAAAACACCAGGTGATACTGGTGGTGGTGCACCAGGATAAATGGATATTGTTGAATACATAAATACGGTTGTTGTTAAATGACTTATCATCCCAGCTGCTAGTATTGATAAGAATGTCATTGTTTCGTTATTATTAGCTAAAGGACCGATTGGAGTCCAAGTACCTGGATTCATACAAACCGCTGCAGTTGTTGTTATGTTTTGAATTGCATTAGTTGCTGGTATTATAGGAGGTATTCCAACTGTAAGTGTAGCTCCTGTCCAAAACGCAACTACCCCCTTACCAATATCATCTGCAAATGTATGTAACCCACCAGTTTTTGATAAAGCAGTTGCACACGCTATAACTACTAACGCTTCCATTCCTGCAGTATTTCCCGCAGATAATGGAATCATGTTCGTATCTTGAAATCCTCTCAAAATACACATATTATATTCTTGAGTAATCTTTTTAGCAAAATCACTAAATGCACCTATACCACCTTGGTTGGTCATATAATTTGCCATATTTGCTTTAAATGTATTGAATGACATCCTATTACTCCGTATAGTTTAAAGTAGATAAAAATGTATTCAGTTTAGATTTAATCTGATTAAAGGTAGGTTTGTTCGTTGGTCCTGGTGCAGTTGGACCACATGGAGTTTGAAATACTTGTACATTTATAGCATCAATTAACTCTTCCATTAACCCAAGTAGAGTTTCTCCCCTTACTAAAGGTTCTGCATCTGATTCCGTATTTAAATAAATTTCTCCACTACCTCCTAAGAAATACATATTGTTATCATTAGTAGTTGTTCTATATTCACCATTTAAATCTATTTCAGCACCAGCATTACCATTATCTATTGTAAGTTTACCATCAGAAATAAATGAATAATCTCCTTTTGAAAAGAATATCATTTCCGAATCTTTAGAAGATAGTATTATCCTACCACTATTAATTAGGATTTGGTCTGTTGATTTTAATTCTTCAGGTGGAGTATGATATACAGGTTCAGTATCAAATGGAACATCAGCTGTACCAGGAGTAAATGCTAATTCATAATCTCCACTAGTTATAGCGATAGTAGAACCATCTTCTACAACATCTTCTTCTGTTATTT